TGCTGGGCTTGCCTTTTTTTGGATGGGCCTTGCCCTTCATTGGACCACCGTCGCGTCTTGTCCAGCCCCCTGCGGGCTGTTCTTGGTGTCGTTTTTTCTGTGCCACACGCATGCGTTCAATGCTTTCAACACTGTGACGTTTGTTTCCGCCTGCTTCTCTGTTGTTGTAGACAATGCCCACGGATCTATAGTGTTCCAACCACTGTTGTTCTTTGCTATTAAGTTGTTCCAATGAAGTTGCTTGATCAATGATTTCCCAATGGAACTGATCAATACCGTGTTTTCTCATGCTATCGTAAAGGTAACTTTTTTTTCCTTTGCGAGCATAATCACAGTGACTGTACCAACGCATCTTGGCGTTGTTTTGCACAGTTTGTCCAATATAAACTTTGTTGTTTACATTGTTTGTGATTTTGTAGATGTACATAGATTAACTCGATGGTTGATAAGGTTGTGTTGGCGGATACGGATTGGCTGGCTTGTTGCCACCGTCATCGCCATTGGCCAAATTGGGTTGCAACGCCTGGCTCAAACTTTGACGACTTGGAATGTTGCCCTGGTCTGTGGTCGGCGTAGTGTATGTATTGTTAACAAAACTGGACCTTAAAGTATTGTTGGTAGAACCAGGCGTGAGTTGAGTGCGAACATCGCTTTCGATCTTGACCCATGATCTACCATTGAAACGAAACAAGCGATTGGGAAAATAATCTAATCTCAGAGCATACTGTCCTGCTATGGCACTGACAGGAAAATTAACACCTGCTGTGACCGGCAAGCCATTGGGTGTTTTTCCGTCGCCAGTGAGATAGCCTGCTGTGTAGCCATCGCCGCGTGGTGAATTACCATCATTGGCCACGGTTCTTGATGCATCACTTATGGTATAGTCTGCGGTGTATGTGGCTGATGTGGGGTTGGCAGGTGTGCCATCTGGATTGGTGGCCACAATATAAAACTTCACAACATCATATCCTGACTTGGGTATTTCGGCTTCGGCTTGAATCAAGATAGCATCATTGATCTCCAGATCCTTGGGTCGGGTGCTCATCCGATCTGCCAAGGTAGCAGGATTTGATTTTTCCGTCCAGTATTCAGTGTTGGTTATGTCCGTGCCTGGCGGCACGTTCTTGTTACTGATATAATAAGTTTCGCCGTAGAGCACAGTGGTACCGCCTGGATAGAAGTTTCCGTTGTCCCAAATGTTGATAGGTTCAAAAGGTTCTTTGGTAATCTCATTGAATTCTTGAGCATTGACCATGGGAGTGCATTTTACACGCCACAAGTGTGGCAACCAAGTTTGGCTAAATCCTTCACTAGCAAACGCCGCATCCTGAATCACATAGAACTTGGGCAAGGCTCTGGGAATGGTTTCGTTAAGAGGATTGTAGTCACGCAGGTTAGGCAGTTCTAGCACATCACCACTCATGAGTTTGCGACCCATGGTGTCTATCATACGGTTGTAGTGAAAGGTTATGAATATGGTATCGTTGTTCAAAAACAAACCAAATTGTGTTAGGTCAAAGTCAATGTCTTGAGTGTTGTACACACCTCGCATGACATAGATATCTGGGTCATACTTGCGATCACGATTTTCCAACAACAAAAGATCTTCAATAAACAGCGGATTAGATTCTGTGTACTGGGGCAAAGTGGCGTCATTATCACCTTCGTTGTCGTTGGTCAACGGGCCTAGGTATTTGTGCAGATAACAATCGACACCTCCCACCTGGTACATTTCTGCAATGGTGCGATCAAAAAATTGATAGTCGGCCGTCCGGTTGGGCCTATAAAGTGACAGTCTTGGCATAGTCAAGTATTTATCGGTAATACTTTCTGTTTACTTGACCAAAAAACGCTGATCTGCTATAATTCCAGCATACTTTGGAGAACACATGAAAGTCACTGCCACACTCAAGCCACTAAACCCACGTAGCCCCGATACCAAATATGTAGGACTGGAACCCACTTGGCGTAATCAGCCCACAGAGGGACGCATCAGTGCTTTGAGCACGGCGTTTGGTTGGTACAATTATTTTTACGGCAAAAAAGAAGCCAAGTATTTTGTGGTGGCTTATTTGGACTATCATGAAAAAGCCAAACAGGCGCGACAAGTTCGCACCTTGCCAGACAGCCAAATGCGACTCACAACAGGTTGGCTGTGCCGTATGAGCATGATGGGCTTGCAGCTGAGTGACCATGAGCAAATACAACTGGACAACTTGATTGCAGAACTTGTGGCCATCAAACAAGAAATACAAGCAGAAGCACAAGTGTCAGATGACGAGTCCACCCGACCCAACATTCAAGACCGACTCCGAGAAAAAGTGTCGGAATGCAGTGCTGAACTTGAAGCCATGTTTGACGAGTTTATGATTGCTGGCGCCAAAATGTCAGCAGACTTCAAACCCATCATGTTGATCCGTGGCATGAATGTGGCACCGCAAATGATCAGTGTTATCAGTCATCACTGGAAAGGCCGCTTGGAAGAGTTTGAACAGGCCATTGAGGGCAAGGACTCTCAACTGGTAGAAGCATACAATTTCCTGACCAAAATCCAATTGCGTAATTGTGTAAAGTTTTGCGAAGCAGTGATCAACGACTGCGGTGCTTATGTACAGATCAAGAAAGTGGAACGCAAGCCACGCAAGGTCCGAGCAGTACCACCAGAAAAACGTGCCGCAAAATTCAAGATTCAAGCAGAGTTTGCAGAACTCAAACTCAAATCATTACCGGCCGCAAGTTTAGTGGACAAGGCAGAAGCCTGGTTGTACGACACTAAAAAACGCAAACTGATTCACTTGGTTGCGGACAGTCACACACAGGCATTCACTGTCAAAAACAACAGCATCATTGGATTTAGCACAGTAGAAACACAACAAAAAACCCTGCGCAAGCCAGCGGATGTTGTGAAGGCCATACAAGCCGCTGGTAAACCTGCTGCACGTAAACTGTTCAAAGAAATCAAGGCCACAGAAACTGCCTGGAACGGGCGTGGCACCGAGAACCTGATCATTCTCAAGAGTTGGTAACGGGCTAAATATTGGGGACGGAGTTCCCAATGGCCGAAACAGAAAATTCTTTATCCACACTCAAATCTCAATTATACGATTATGCACGTCTGACCCTGGGCGATCAAATTGTGGATCTTGAATTGGATCCTGCACATTACGAAGCCGCTTATCAGCGTACCATTGGCACCTACAGACAACGGGCCAACAATGCCTATGAAGAAAGTTACAGTTTCATGCAGTTGGTCAATCAGGTAAACATCTACACACTACCACAAGAAGTACAAAGTGTTCGTCAAATCTTCAAGCGATCGTTTGGTATTGCTACAGGACCTGGAAGTAACTTTGATCCTTTCAGTCAAGCACAGATGAACGTGTACCTGATCAACTTCAACGAAGCAGGTGGACTTGCAACATATGACTTTTATAGTCAATATGTAGAATTGGCCGCACGTATGTTTGGAGGGTTTTTAAACTACACTTGGAATCCGGTTACCAAGAAACTGCAACTGATCCGTAATCCTTCCGGCGGTGGCGAGATTGTGTTACTTTGGACTTACAATCTCAAACCTGAAATCCAATTGCTGAGTGATTACCAAATCCAACAGTGGATCCGTGACTACATGGTTGCGGCCTGCAAGATGATCATTGGCGAAGCACGTGAGAAGTTTGGCACTATTGCCGGACCTCAAAACGGCACTACCCTCAACGGTGCGGCCATGAAAGCCGAAGCACAGGCCCAAATGGATGCCAAGATACAGGAATTGGTCATGTACGTGGACGGATCACAACCACTTACCTTTGTGATTGGTTAATTCAAGTTTGATATTGATCTAATAATCTGCTATACTACATGTATGGCACACCTAATGATCGATCTCGAGGGCTTGGCAACAGGCCCTGACACTACTATTCTTACCATAGCCGCTCAAGCATTTGATCCCTTTGGCGATGGCTATTACGACAAACATTACTATGCCAGAGTCACACTAGAAAGTCAAGAAAAT